TATTTCCGAATTAATAATAGTAACAAAGCGATCCTAGATAGCAACGGACAATTTGGCATTGGAACAACTAGCGCCCAGTCCCTCCTCCATGTCTCAGGTTCCGGCGGTATTCTCTTTCAAGTCGATGAAACCTCGGGATCAATAGGAGATGCAATTCTATTTGTTACGAGCTCCGGCGAAGCTTGTCGTTTTGGCGTCGGCACTTCGACGCCGAGTTCTACTCTTCAAGTTAGTGGCTCCCGGGCTGCAAATCTTACTAGCTTCAGCACTGACACCAACTTAGATGAAACACACTGTATCGTAACATTTACGGGAGATACTGGCGTTACCGGAAATCTCCCTGCCGTGGACAAGTGCACCGGGCGCATATACCACTTTTTTAATCAGCTCGACCAGGGCTCGAATCCTCTTGTAATTGACGGCGGTTCTGCCAATGTTGGGACTGACGGCACTACGCTGGCGATAAATCCTGATGAAGGGAATTCAAGCGTATCGATAGTTAGCAATGGATCTCAGTGGATGATCTTTGGCTTATACCAGCAGTCCGAAGGAGGAGAATAGGGGCTAAGAGCACTATTGTGGACAGCAATACGCAACTATTAGTCATTTCCTCAAGTTACACACTATTTATTTTGATTACCTATCGGAATTGGAGTTAATTATATGTCTTCGCTATTAGAAGAAGCTATTGTTGACGCGAAAGCGCTTAAGGATGCGGCATTAAAAAATGCCGAGGATGTCGTATTGGAGAAATATTCCAGAGAAGTTAAATCTGCTTTAAGCACTTTATTAGAGCAGGAAGACGATATGGGGATGGGCGATCTGGGTGCCGACATGGGTGCCGCGGACCTTGGAGGCGGCGCTGCAGCCGAGCCTACGGAGCCAGCGGATGCGTCTTTTTTGGAAGAGACTCCCTATGCCTTTCAAACCGAAGAACTTGATGCCCCAGCACAGGACGAGATTGTGGAAATTGATTTTGACCAACTAAAAGCTCGCCTGGAAGAAGAAGAGGCAGGGGGTGACATGGGATCTCCCGAGGATTTAATGGGCTCGGAAGAGGTTGCCCTGGAACTACAAGAGGACGGCCCGATTACGAATCAGGAATTGCAAGATGATGCTGAAGAAGATACTGCATCTATTGCTAAGGGCAGTTATGTGGGTCAAGACGTCGCCGGCGGCGCCGCAAAGCGCGATGAGGATCTTGATGAAGAAATTGATATATCAGAAGAAATGATCGATTCTCTCGTTAACGAACTACTTAATGTCGATATGAATCCAGAACTTCAAGGTTGGTCTTCCCTAGGCTCCGCTTATAATAGCACGGAGCAGGCCAACAATGATGAAATCGCTGCAGCCGCAGCGGCACACCTCACCGAAGACGATGAGGAATTAGAAGAAGAGGCACGTTCAGTTTCTACTGAATCGGACGTGGACCTCTATGAAACCAGAATCAAAAATCTTAATGTTTCTGTTAAAGAGTTAAAATCTTTGTTACAAGAGGCCAAATTTCAACTTCGAAAGATGAATTTGGCGAATGCCAAGCTTGTTTACCAAAACAAGGCATTAGGCAGCACCTCCTTGAATGAGCGACAAAAAAATAAAATTGTCGAAGCTGTTAGTCGTGCCAATTCTGTTGAGGAAGCAAAAGTATTATATGAGACAATTCAAAACGCAGTGGGCGTTTCAACCTCTACCAATGGTTTGAGACCACAAACACTTCGTGAAGCCGTTTCAAAACATACTTCGCTTTTGCTCAGCTCCCAAAGAGAAAGTAAGGCAACCAATGATCCTAGAATGGATCGTATGCTGCGTCTAGCAGGTTTAGTTGATTAATATATATAAAGGAGGTTAAACTAAATGTCTATCATACAAAAATTAACCGAAGGTATTGTTAATCGTGATCTCGCGAAGGAAGGTGCTACGCTTATTAGTAAGTGGGAAAGTACCGGTCTTCTAGAGGGTCTCGGTGATGATACGGTTCGGAACGGGATGGCCCGACTGCTTGAAAATCAAGCTAAAGAGCTTCTCCGTGAGTCTTCCAGCATGCAAGCTGGAGACGTTGAGGGCTTTGCAGCTGTTGCATTTCCCCTCGTTCGCCGAGTATTCGGCTCCCTGATCGCCAACGATCTCGTTAGCGTTCAACCCATGAGTCTGCCCTCTGGGCTGATCTTCTTCTTGGACTTTACAGTCGCCAATGAGATTGGAGATAACTCTAGCACTTTCGGTCGTTTGGGTTATCCGGCATCTTCGTCACTCTACGGTGGCGGCGTGGTCGGTGCGCAGATCACCGGTGGTGTGAATCTGGCTTCGGGTGCACTCCCGCAGCAGGGACCATATGCCCTGAATAATGGCTATGCGTCTCCGACAGGTTCGACTACGCTTGCAGGTACCTCGTGGCGTGTTATTGTTTCCGGAACTGCCGGATCCCAGAACACCAAGACGGGTAGTGTCAGCGGCGTTGACAGTCATGTCACCCTTGGTTCATTGACCCAGTTTGACCCGGATCTCTCCGGTTCGTCTGTGGTTGTTGCTGAGACTTTGGTATCGAACTTCGATACTGAAGGTCGACGCCTCAATCTGGACGATCTCGTTGCTATCCAGGTTTCTGGTACGGCTGGCCACGGCGGCTTTAACATTCTGGATGCTTCCGGTAATGCCGCGGCAGGTATTGTGCGCGTAGCGCGCCGCCTAACGCAGTTTGGTTCTGCCTCAAATGGTGGAGCGAACGGCGATCGCACGTCGAACTACGTCATCTTTGTCTTCGCGTCTACCGACGCTAGCATGATGACCGAAGGCGGCAACAACGCGGTTGCGCAGCAGGTTACAGGTGGTGCCGCAGCGGCTAACACTTGGTCCTACCCCGAGACTGATGACTTCGACAATGGCGGAGCTCTCGGTTCTGTTATCGGTGGTGCTGAGTGGGGACTCGAAGGTAGTCCAAACATCCCCGAGATCGACATCAAGGTCGATTCGGTGGCTGTCACGGCTGTCACCAAGAAGCTCAAGGCCAAGTGGACCCCGGAGTTAGGACAAGATCTTAACGCCTACCACAACCTTGATGCTGAGGTTGAGCTTACTCAGATTCTGTCTGAGCAGATTGCCCTTGAGATCGATCGTGAGATTGTTGAGGATCTCGTCCGTGGTTCCACGGCCGGTGTTCGCTACTGGTCTCGCGCTGCTGGTCGCTTTGTCAACCGGGAAACCGGTGCAGAGGTTGGTGGGTCGACGACTCCTGACTTCACTGGTAACGTTAGTGAGTGGTATGAGACTCTCGTTGAGACAATCAACGATGTTTCTGCCCAGATCCACCGCAAGACTCTTCGCGGTGCTGCCAACTTCGTCGTCTGCGGACCTGAAGTTGCCAACATCCTTGAGTTCACCGCTGGTTTCCGCGCTAACGTGACGGCTGATAGCGATCGTGGTGATATCGGAACCGTGAAGGTCGGTTCGCTTTCCAAGAAGTTCGACATCTATGTCGATCCTTACTTCCCACGTAGTTTGGTCCTCGTTGGCCGACGTGGAGGTAGCTTCCTTGAGAGCGGCTACGTTTACGCTCCGTACGTGCCACTGCAGACTACGCCAACAATCTTCGGTGTTGAAGATTTCGTGCCCCGCAAGGGAGTCATGACTCGATACGCCAAGAAGATGGTCCGTCCTGATATGTACGGACTGGTGGTCGTTAGCGATCTAGTCTAGAGCTGACTTCGGTCAACTTTTCTGAAAGCCCCGGCTCGAAAGAGTCGGGGCTTTCTATTTAGTAGTGAAATAACGAGGTATATTAATGGCGATCCCTAATTTAAATCCAGCTTCTACTACTACTTCTAACATATTGCCAGTTACCGGAACCATTGCTAACGTTTCGAGTTCATTACCTTTTGGGATTTATGTAACATCTTCTCCCTTCTTATCGGGCGCCGTCGATCAAGTGGCTTATACCTACAAGAAATTAGGAGGCGATGTCCTTGATATTGAGTTAAGTGAGGGGAACGTATACGCGGCCTACGAAGAGGCAGTCCTGGAATACTCTTATTTAGTTAATCTTCATCAGAGTAAAAACTCTCTCTCAGATCTTTTGGGTGCTCAAACAGCCTCTTTTAACCAAGATGGGCAGATTGTGTCAGGAGATTCTTTATCAGGATCTGATATAGAGCTCAAGTATCCTCGTTTTGATTATGGGTATGTAAGGAGAGTCTCAGAAGGGCTTGTAACAGAAACAGGGCTCGGAGGCCTTACTCCCATTTATTCGGGTTCGTTCGCGATTGTTGCGAGTCAGCAAGATTATGATCTACAAACTTTAATTTCATCTTCCGCCTCTTCCGATTCAACTCTTCCTTATTATGACCAAGTAAAGGGTAAAAGAATAATTGTTCGAAAGGTCTTTTATAAGACCCCCCGCGCCATGTGGAGATTTTATGGTTATTACGGAGGGTTTTCGGTGGTGGGGAACCTGAGAACTTATGGTCAATATGCAGATGATTCGACATTTGATATTGTTCCTGTATGGCAAAACAAGCTGCAGGCCATGGCATATGAAGACGCCATATACACGAGGACTTCCCACTATTCTTATAAAATCAAGGACAATAGACTGAGGATTTTCCCCACCCCAGATCGAACCAGTCCGGATAAATTTTGGATTGAGTTTTCTATTGAAAATCAATATGATCCATGGGAAGAATCTGGCCGCGGCGACCAAGGCATTAAGGGCGTTAATAATATGAATACTCTTCCTTTTAGTAATTTGCCTTATGCTAGTATTAATTCAATTGGAAAGCAGTGGATTCGGAGATTTGGGCTCGCTGTTGCTAAGGAGATGTTAGGGCAGATTCGAGGAAAGTTTGGGACCATTCCGATTCCGGGGGAAAATGTGACTCTAAATGCGGATGCCCTACTCTCACAGGCCAAAGACGAACAGTCGACCTTAAGGGAGGAATTGAAGACAATTTTGTCAGAGATGACGTATGATAAAATGGCTGAGACTGATTCTGGCATGCAAGATGCAGCTGCTAAAGTTCTTTCGAATGTGCCGGCTGGTATATATGTAGGCTAAGGGGGAGGCTTAAACCATGGCACATAACAAAAGAACGCGCAGCAAGAGAACCCAGGAACAAATCGAGGAAAAAACTCGGGAAAAACGATACTCTCATATTGGCAACAAAAAGGTTGAAGATCAGCTCGAAGAAGTAAAGCTTCAGCCGTCAGGTTTAGAAACTATTGATCGGGCCATGTGGAATTTAGTTAATGTCGAGCTGGATCTTTACCTGGATTCTAATGAAGGGTTTAAAAAGGTGCCCGTGCTATGGACGACCGCCGAGCGAGCCTTTCAGGTAAAAGACAATAAAGATTTGAGGGATAAAAGTGGCGCTCTTGTGCTTCCTCTTATTACAATCGCACGTACGGGGATCAACAAAGAGCCTGATCGACGGGGGCTCCCCTATGCCAATTTATATCCGGTTCCTGATTCCAAAGGCGGGACGATCACTATTGCGCGCCACATAAACCAAGAAAAAACTGCACGCTACCAGAACGCCCAGGCCGGTAAAACCTATGGGCCTAAGGGGCTCGTGCGAGGAAGAAGGTATAATGTTAATAAGCGAGACCAGAACAGCCAGCGGATAGTGTATAATACTATAACTATTCCCCTTCCTACATGGGTCACGGTTACCTACGAAATTGCTCTTAGAACTGAATACCAAAAACAGATGAATGAGCTAATTCGGCCATTTTTTACAATTGCCGGCAATTCTAGGATGCCTAAAAGAATTAATGCATTGGGACATTTTTATGAAGTATTTATTGATGGGTCCTTTGCTGATAATTCCAATCAAACCAATCTTGGGATGGAGCAACGTAATTATGAAACCATGGTGACCGTAGAAGTACTCGGTTATTTAATAGGAAAGGGCGAAAACCATGAAACGCCCTCAATTGTTACAAGAGAAAATGCTGTTGAATTTAGGATCGGCCGCGAGCGTTCAATTCTGGGGGATATTCCTGATACCATCAAAGACGGCGCTTATCGCGACGAGAACACAAGTAGGTCTTCGGCGTCACCGGGCAGTGATC